CCCCGCTGGGCTATTGGGCTATCCTATAGTTTCTCCAGACGAACGTGACGCTAAGAAACTAGCTAAACAGCAGGCATTGAGGGCAACACTTAAGTCATCAAGGGAATTGAGATTAGGGGGAATTAAGCCTATTACCCCGATTACGGAAGCCCCAAAACAAGCGCCACCACCCGTTGAGCCGTCTCCCGTAGAACCCCCCGTAGAACCAGAGACTATTCCCGTGCAACTTAAGAGTGGTGAGATGGTAGATGCCCCGAAAGATGTTTGGGATAGCTTATCGTATATGGACAAGGTTATGGTCAGGGGGGGTACGATGCAAATTCCCGATAAACCCCTTGCTCCATCGGGTTCCTTCTTTGATATTGGCAGGGCAATAACCAAGGTTATATTTGAAACCCCAGGCAGAATTGCTGATGTTATTAAGGGTAGAACCTCCATTTTACCCCCAGTCCGCTCCTCACAAGAAAGGATTGAGGAAGAGATTGGGCGGAAGATGACCCTGGGGGAAGTGATGGGTATGACCGCTGCTGGAACTGCGGATATTCCCGAATTGGAGGGGAAGTCCATTCCTACAGCAACCCCCGAAGAACAGGAAAAGTATAGCGAGTGGTTAGTTGAAAGTTCCTTCTTACCCGAAGAAGGGTGGGAAGGGGAATGGCTTCGGAACTCTGAGGCATATCCTACCTGGCATACGAATATAACTCTCCCCACTGGCAACAAAGCGGATGTCAACCTTGTCAGGGATGTTATCCCCCTTGCTATAGAGATGACACTTATTTGGAGCAAGGTGCCGTTGCCATCGGAGTTGAGGCTTACTCATGGACGCCTAACTTGGTCTTTGTTAAGGGATTTGGGTTTTCCTGCGAAAATTATGGAACCCCTATTGGCTGTCTCACAGGGTATTGTAGAAACCCTCCCCAAAGACGTCTTGAAATATGGTGTAGGTTATCCCTTTAAATATGCGGTAGGTAAACCCTTGCAGTGGGCTGTTAAGACAACAGGGGAAAAGTTGCCCGCCGCCACTTCACTTGCAAAAGAGTTCGCCGCAAGCGAGGCAGGCGGGTTAAAACTTCCCCCGATAGAACCTATACCTCCAGAGATGCCCGCTACCCAGAGAGTGTTTAGTCATATATCGTTTGGGGAGAAGGGGCCAAGCATAGGAGAGAAGGCAAGCCGAGGGTGGGATAAATTTAATACTGCTATGATAGATGACCTTTACCCTATCAAGAAATTTGTCTCTGCCGCAGGAGAGGGTGGGGCAAAATTGAGTATGGAGGAGAACCCTTATATTTGGGCTAGGGCGTTAAAGGGTATTGCAAGTAAAGCCAATACTATGCTGGAGAAGGGGACATTTGGTAAGCAATACTGGAAGATGGTAGAAGGCAAAGCAGTTCCAGATTTCAAGGGGCCAGGATTAAGGCAGGTACTTGAGCCAGTAAAAGAACCAGCGACTTTACGAGATTTTACTACATACCTAACATCCCTGCGTTCCATTGAATTGGCGGGGAGGGGGATTAAAACTGGTATAAAAACCACAGACGCTAAAGCGGCTGTTAAGGAATTAGCGGCTAAATATCCCAACTTTGCCAAGACAGCCGAAGGGGTATATAAGTATCAGAACGATGTTTTGAATTATGCCCAAGAAGCAGGATTATTGAGCAAGGAATTAGTAACTCGGCTACAAACCTCCAAGTCCTATGTTCCCTTCCAGAGGGTCTTTGAGGAGTTGGCATCTAAGGGGTTTATGGGAAAGAAAATGGCAGACATCTTCCCCCCCATAAAAAGGATTAAAGGTTCCAAAAGAGCAATAATCAATCCCCTTGAGAGCGTTGTTAAAAATACGCACTTACTCGTAGGGGCAGCCGACAGAAACGAAGTTGGAATTATGATGGCCAATCTCGTAAGCAAAAACCCTGAACTTGCGCCATTGTTTATGAGGGTAAAAACACCCATATCTAGGGTTGCCCAGGTAACAGCTAGAGAACTTGGAATTTCAGTAGAGGGGTTATCTAAGGGTGAAACGGAGCAGGTATTTAATGTCTTTCGCCCCTCAATGTTTACCAAAGAAAATGTCGTCTCGGTATTAGTAGATGGCAAGAAATCTTTTTTCAAGGTTGACCCTGATTTATATAAAGGTCTTCTTAACCTGGATAGAGAGTCAATAGGGATGATGGGGAAACTCTTGGGTTTTCCCGCTAAATGGCTGAGGGCTGGAGCGACTTTGAGTCCCGATTTTATGGTCAGAAATCCACTGAGAGACCAGATGACAGCCTTCGCTTATTCTAATTATGGCTTTCTTCCTGGTGTGGATTTCCTGCGGGGGGTGGCGAGTATTGTGGGGCGAGATAAGTATTATTCAATGTTCAAGATGTCTGGGGCTGAACACTCTATGCTTGTCTCAATAGATAGGGAATACCTAAATAGTAGCTTTCAGCAAGTTGTGAGAGGCAAGGGGTTTACCAACTATGTCAAACACCCTCTAGAGTTACTTCAGATAGTCAGCGAGCTTGGTGAAAAGGGGACTAGAATGGGGGAGTTTGTTAAGGGTGTAAAGGCTGGCGCAACCCCCCTGAAGGCAGGAATGTCAGCCAGAAATGTATCGCTGGACTTTGGTCAGATGGGGACAACGACCAGGGGCATTAATTCCTTAATCGCTTTCTTTAACGCCAACATTAGGGGATGGACTAAAATGGCGGCCTCTTTTAAGGAAAACCCCGTAAGAACATCGGCTAAAGTATTTGCTGGTATTACGCTACCCTCCATGTTGCTTTATTTAGCCAACCGCAACGACCCACGCTGGAAAGAGATACCTCAGTGGCAAAAAGACTTATTTTGGATAGTAATGACCGAAGACAACATCTACAGGATTCCGAAACCCTTTGAATTGGGCATTATCTTTGGTTCAATCCCTGAAAGGTTTATGGAGTACATAGACAACAAAGACCCGGATATGCTAACGGAGGCTATGGAAAATGCTTTTTCTGCGGGTAGCCCAGGCTTTATGCCAACTGCTATATTGCCCGTTATAGAGAATTTAAGTAATTACAGCTTCTTTTTGGATAGACCGATAGTATCGGCTGGGAAGGAATCCTATCCCCCTGCATTACAGTATACAGGTACTAGCTCAGAGGTATCTAAAAAGTTGGGTGAGATGGTAAATTACTCCCCTGCCAAGATAGACAATGTTATTAATGGGTATACGGGAGGCCTGGGGAGATACGCCACTGATATCCTTGATGTAATCTTGAAAGGTACAGGGATAGCCTCCGATATTCCTGAGCCGTCTCCCACGATGGCGGATATGCCTGTCTTGAAAGCCTTTGTAGTCCGTGACCCCTATGGTTCCTCTAGTGCATCAATAGATAAGTTTTATAATAAGTTAAGTCAATACGAACAGGGCGAGAAATACCTGAAAGCAATGATGGAGGCAGGGAATGAGGGGAAATTCAATAATTACAAAGCGGCTCACCCAGAAATTATGCCCCAATATAACTGGCAGGTTGGGGATTTGTATTCAGTCTCAGCCAGATATTTAAGGCGTGTGAGTGGGCAGTTATCGGAACTACGGAGTAAGCAGAACGATATTTACAACGACCCCGATATGTCTCCAGAGGATAAGAGAGCCAAGATAACCGAGATAAACAAACTGATGACTAGCTTTGCCAGCCAAGCGATTGGAAACCTTGATTTAATGCCCGAAGAGCTAAGAAGGACGGGTGTGCCCAGGCCCCCCGTAGAATCACGGGGCAAGGCAGAGGAATGGCGGGAGAAGTACGAGGAAGCGTTTGGGGACTAAAACCCGTCCGTTAGTAGGAGCCAAGTAAAATATAGCCCACCCAGAAGAAATATACATATAGAGATTATTCCGAAGATTACTTCCGATTTTGATGTTTTATAGAGTGGGTTTCTCCTGGCTTGGTTTCGCCCGTGTTTTTTGTCAATTTCCTTTTCGGCTTGAGCTGGTTTCCATAAATCAAACATCATTTTCAGTAAGGCCACTCAAAACCTAGAGCACCAAGGGCTTTATCAACTTTGCGTTCCAAGACATTGAAGCGGCAATCTAAGCTAAATAAATCGCCCTTGATACTACCAGGAGTGAACAAGCTAGGCTTGTAGCCATCAAGTTCCCACAGCACCAACCGTTGCCCCTGTTTGATGTTTTGAATAGCCATGGTATTAGTGATAGTTAATCCGAGAATAACCAAAATACTTACTCCTAATAGCCAGTCTTTAATAGTTTTCACCTTTCCCTCCTAATTTGATTATACCACTATTTGTCAAGAGTTAAACGACCCGACTTGCTCGTTAATCGTAACGGGTAGGTCGGGTTGCTTATACCCTTCGCACTTTAACAATAGCTCCCACTCCGACATGGGCTTGCGCTGGCTTGCCGACAGGCAGGTGACTTACAGGTGACAGGTAAGAAGGAGGAAAGATGGCCGAAAAGGAAACGGTGACTCCCGAAAAAGACGACGGTATTTCAAAGGCAGACTTCAACGCCTACAAGAGTAAGAGTGACGCTAGGGATGCAAAGCTAAATGCCGAAATAAAGCGTCTTGGGGGAGAGCTGGCAGACAAGGAGACTCAACTCGCTGAATTAAAGGTTGTCGGTGACGACCCAGAGGCGATTGAGGCACTCCGCAAAGAACACGTTGAGCTGACAAAAAAGTTCAACAAGACCACAAAGGAGCTAAACGAAGCCAATGCAGAGCTAACCAAAACCCAAGTTGGTGCCGCAAGAAGCAGGATTGCCTCAAACTATAAATTCAAGGAACTAGAAATAGACGAGGGAATTCTAGCCGAATGTGAAACCGAGGCGGATATGGAATTAGTGGCTGCTAAGGCTCAAATCTCTAAGTTGGAAGCAGTCCCGAAAGCCCCAGAAAAGGAAAAGTTTGAGAGTGAGAAACTCACGGGTGTTGGCGGCGAGGACGACAGTAAATTGAGTGCCCGCCAATTATTTGCTGCTCACTTAGAAGAAAAAGAAGAGAAATAAGAACCTAAAAAAAATAAGGCGAGTTAGCGCAAGCCTTAAAGGAGATTGAGATGGCTGTAGTTGGATTTTTTAAAGATTCAACCGAGATGTTGAAATTAACACATTCAAAGCTACTCGGCGGTGTAGTCCAAGAGATTTACGAAGAAGGTCAGCTAATAGGTAAGTTACCTATAACCCTGATTGATAATCTAAAGCTCATCTGGAACCGTGAGGAAGCTCTACCTACTGCAACTCCCAAGGATATTGGGGAGCAGTACGCTTGGAAGAACATAGGCGAATATGCGACACGAGTTGAGCTGGAACTGGAGGAGTATGGCGACCAGTGGAGACTGGATAACTTTGTCCAAGATACTTACAAAGACCCCAATGATTATCGTGCTGTCATTATGAAGCAGATTGTCAAGGGATGCTTGAGAAGCATTGAGGACGACATTCTCTACGGAGACCACACAACTAATTCCAAGGAGTTTGATGGGCTTGACCTGCTTTGCAATGCTATTGGTGGACACGCTTTTGAAGATGGATACCAAGACCACGATATGGGTGGAGGTACTACGGGTTTAAGTATTGCTACTCTTAGGGACTGCATTGATATGGTCAAACCACGCCCCAGTATCCTGTTAATGACCCGCTCTCAAAGAAACTTGTTAAGTGCTGCGGCCTGGGAAGCTGGCGTAAGTGCCAATGCTACTGGACGTATCACTTACGGAACCAATGAATATGGAACGAGAATAGACTACTTTGACAGCGTTCCTATTCTGGTATCGGATTACCTGACCTATGAAAACGACAATACTGGTGCGAAAGCCGCAAGTGGCGACCTGCGTAGCGTCTATGCTATCCGATTTGGTGAGATTGAGGATGGTGGCGTAAGTCTGGCCGTTGGTGGTGCAACAGGTGGAGAGAACTTCTTTAACGAGACTCTTTTCGAGAAACTGGAGAACTACAATGGCACTGGTATCCGAATGGCTGCCTATGTTTCTCTAGCGATGGGTAGCACCAAGTCTGTAGCTCGGATTCACAGCATTGACCATACTGCTGCGGTGACAGCATAAGGAGGACGAGATGGGTTATACAAGTGGAGATAAGTCTGCGTGCCGAAGGGGAACCATAAAGCTATCCAAAAGTAACTTCAATGCCAATGCTTTAGTAGGTGGTGTTGAAAATCCCGAAAACGAGGTCATCCTTATTGACAGGATAGTAGCCGACATCAAGACTGCTGCCGAGGCAGCTTGCGACCTTCAGGTTGGGCTAGGGGATAATGCTACGGATAATAGTCTGAACGCAACTACGGACTTCCTGGCTACCAATGCTATGAACATTGGGATTGCGGTCGGGCCTGTTACTGCGGTTAATGCCAACTGTAAGGTGGCGGCTGCTAACGCCAACCACAGTGCGACAGACTCTTGGATTTTGATTGGCTCAAGTGTTATTGCAAACGCCGACAGTCTCGTAGCCGATGTCTACGTAGACTACATAATACCGTAAAGAAAGGAGGGTAAACAATGGGTTATTCTAGTGGTGATAAGTCAGCCGTCCGCAGGGGCATGATAAAGATTTCCAAGAGCAACTTTAATGCAAACGCCTTGCTGGGCGGCGTGGAGAACCCTGAAAATGAGGTTATTCTCATTGACAGGATAGTGTTGGACATTAAAACTGCTGCGGAGGCCACATCTACTTTAGTGGTTGGATTGGGCGACAACGCTACCGATAATGTGCTAGATGCCAGTGTGAACTTTATGAGCACAAACGCTGAGAATATAGGTGTCGCAGTTGGCCCCGATGCTGCTGTGAACTACAACTGTAAAGTGGCGGCTGCGAATGCCGACCATAATGCCACCGACTCTTGGATTCTAATCGGTGCTGGTACTATAGCAGGTGCCGATAGTTTAGTAGCGGATGCTTACATAGACTACATTATCCCGTAAATAGAAAGGTAGGCTGTTATGTTGGACTTTGTACTTTATACCTGTTCCTATGGGCAGGTAACTGACCAAACAGTGCTGTGTGTCGAGAAATTACATACTACAAGTTACAAGTTTGAGTGGTGGTTTCAAACAGGTGACGCTCTGATTGCGAGGTCAAGAAGCATAGCAGCCTACCGATTCTTAAAAAGCAACCAATCCCCTTATATGATATTCCTTGACGGAGATATAATCTTCACTACAGAGGATATTAAGAAACTACTCGACTCCCTTGTTGAGGGTTACGATACCGTAGGGGGGTTGTATTCCGTAAGGGGTGGGGGCTTTCTAGCCCAAAGGGGTTGGGGAGGTAACTTCTCTATTACAGGAAACATTGAGGAAGTTCAGTTCGTATCTACGGGCTTTTTGGGCATTAGTCGTAAAATCCTTGAGAAGATAACCAAAGATATGCCTATTCTCAATAAGGGTAGCTGGTCTGAATGTCAGCCGATTTTTGAGGATGGTAGATTTGAGGATATTTTCATATCAGAAGATTGGGACTATTGCAATAAAGTTAGACTAGCTGGTAGCAAAGTCTACGCTCATACTGGTATTCAGTTGGGGCATATGAAGGAGAGGCTCTACACAGCGCAGGAAGCTATTGAAAAAACAAGTTGGAAGCCAGACAAACCAGACATTTGGAACGACTTAGCCGAGTACCTTGATAAACCAAGGCGAGAGCTTATAAAACAGGGGACGGCTACTGCTTGGTTGGCTGGGGCGTGGAAAGAGTGGAAGGGAACTACAGAGGACTTCTATAAAGACCCTGAGAACGGTCAGATGTATCTGTATGATTTGGCAGGGTTTAACTCGGCTCCCCTTTATAAAGAACAACGATTAGCTGGTGTAATGAACGCCGACCACCTAAACATATTAGATATTGGCTGTGGGATAGGGACTGCCCTACTGGAGTTGTTCCCGAAAAACAAAAAGTTAGTCGGCTATGACTTAAGTGAAACTGTACTGGGTTTTGCCAACTATAGAAAAAGCAAATTAGGGGCTAAAAATGTAACCTTTACTAATGTGTTCCCTGAAGACATCGCCGAGTTTGACCTCGTTATAGCTGTAGATACATTAGAACACATAGAGGATTTACAAAGTTTTCTCTTAAAATTAGGTAAGGGAATGAGAAAAGGTGCGAGGCTGTTCCATAACGATTGCTTCTGGGAACACAATGTAAGCCCGATGCACTTTGACCACAGTAAAAACATAGACCAATGGCTTGACGAGGCAGGATTTGTCAAGTTTGACGAACATTGGGCAGTAAAGAAATAAGGGGGAAATATGGGAAACGAAACAGAACTTCTTAGACGGTACACATATGGGGAAACCCTTGGTGGTACTAAGAAAATTATTAGGGTTGATTCACAGGGTAGACCTGAAACGGGTTGGTTATTTGGTGAACCCGTATTGCGTTCTGGCGGTCTAGGTACGGTAGGCTGGTGCAAAGAGAATAGCGCAAGCCAGTGGCAAAAGGGCGGAGGTTGGACTGCTAACCTCTACGGCGGAGTACAATCGGGGGATGACTGGGCTGCTGTTTTTATCCCTGTCAATGAACTCCCTGTAACAGAATTCAACACAGCAAAGTGGTCTTATCTTATGACAGGCACTGAAACTATGGGTGTCAACATCGTCATTTGGGTACACGACCCCGATGATTTTGATAAGAGAGCCGAGATAACTCAATTAGGCGGTGTAGCTGGGCTTGAGAAAGCCGCAGGGTGGAACGCTCACGAGTTTGACCCTACTGATGCGGGGATGCTCTTTTACGGTGAGAATACTACGGGAACTGGCTTATCCGCAGGGGCAGCGAATCAGTACACGTGGGCGCAATTCCAAGCGGATGCTCTTTTCTCAACTTGGGTTATCTACAGGATTTCTATTGAGTATGGCTGGGAGGCAAGTGGGACATTTGATGATGTCTGGGTAGCTGAAGTCAAACTTAATGGGGTAAATATCCCCCTGCACCCTCAAATTGGTGAGCGGGCAGGTGGAGAAACCAAGACGGTATTCCTAGCGACAGTGGATAACTCTACTACTAAGGTTACGATAATCACCCCTGCCGCAACTAAGAGGGTAAGAATTCACTCTATCTTTATGAATACAGCTTCGTCAACGGCGGCACAGTTTGAGGTCTACTTCCATACTGGGGCTAATATAACCACAACTCCTGCCAAGGCCATAGCCGCTTGTACTTTAGATACCGATACCCAGGCATTTGAGACAGTGCAATTCGGGGCAGACGGCCCAATCGGTGCTGTAGGCGAGGTTGTATCTATCCGAACTAGTGCCAACATTACCACTACTGGAAACTTTACTATCGTTTATCACGAAGAATAAGTAAGCGATTGGAGCCAAGCCTTGAAACAAGAAGACAGGGATATGCTCATCAGGATAAACGAGCGTACGAATAATATTTCTAGGAGCTAGTTATGATAATATCTGGATTTGTAATTGCGGGTCTGGGGGCTTTGGGGTTGTGTGGCTCTGTGGTTATGGAGATTGTCAAGAAAGAACCAATTTATATGTTATTGATGAAGGTATCAAGCGGTATCCTTGGAATAGGCGGAATAATTATCGGCATAATGGCATTGCAGATGATGTAGGGGGCAATTCTTTTGATAATAGCGTGGATAACTAATCTAAACGGGATATGGGTGTTATAGATGTACGCAGTAATTGAGAAATCAGGTTGCGGAATACACAAGGGACGGGCGAAGCTACGCATTGACCTCTTTCTTAACCCTGAAGACCCGAACTATGATAAAGCTCACGCCTTTGTTGTGGATGAGACGTGTCCTGAATTCAAGGCGGGTTACAAAGGTAAGCTTGACGCTGAAGGAAATCCTGACTTTGCGGATTACGAGAAGTGGCGAGA